TTACTTTAGGCTCAGCATATAAAGTGTCGAACGTACCAGTGCTGTAATCTCATCCTGAATGTTCTTCAGGTACGAGTCTCGTGGAAGGCGCATGCGGCGAAGCTGTGTCAGAAGCGAACGGAAATACAGTTTCGGGTTGCGGGCAATCGTGCGGCGGCCGACGATGATGCGGCGGAAGCGACCATACTTACCCATGTATGCCTCGGCGTAACTGTCGAACAAAGGGCCCATACCTTCCTAGCACGCCTCGAGAGCCTTGTGCTGCGCAAACGAATTGGTCGTCAAGTGAAAGGCGTGCGCCTGAGTACGGGAGTTCATGAGAAGACCGACGTACTTCTGACCGTTCATTTCTTAATAGTAGGCGGCGAAATTCTTACGCAGGAAGGAGAACACCAGGGCGAAAACCAGGGTGTGCACGCCCACAGCCAGCAGGGAAGACTGGCCGGACATAAAGACACCCTTGCTGGCTGGTGGGATGGTCAGAAGGACGCCTGGGGTCAGGAGCACAAACAAGATGGCGGGCACGATCATGTCAGTGGGACGCAGGGACACCTTGAGCACAAACTTGGCAATCAGGTAGTACACCAGGGACAGAACCAGGGCGTGCACCAGCACTGGGCTGGGGCCCACGCGCAGGAGCAGGCCCGGGCTGAGCAGGGCGAACAGGATGGCTGGAGTCAGAATCTTGGGACCGGTGATATCCATGATAGCAGATACTATCTACCGAGAAAATTGTCGGACAAACTCGGCAAAGTTATGGAAGGACGCCTTGTTCATCAGCGTGCTGTTGAGGTGGTTGTCCTCGAGATACTGACGAAGGGACATCCACATGTTGAGGACATCCTCAGAGTGCCAGTCGTGCCAGTCCTGAGGACTGAGCACGAGCTCGTGGTCCTCCTGCTCGTCGTAGGTGTCATCGACGTCGTCGGCACCGTTGAGAGCGTCGTCACGGTACTCGTTGTTGATACCCATCGTTTCTACTTGTTTTTCTTACGTCTCGCTTTTTTAGACGTCTACTGCCGCTGCGCGGCGGTGTCACTTGTGACACCTGATCAAGCGGCTTTCTTGACGGTGATGGTGTTGCGCTCTTTGACTGGTGCGTGGTCGACTATAATCTGATATACCTGCTCCACTTTAGTATCGTCGCCGCCGAAATAGGCACGCAGACCCGCCAGAATGACATTCTTCGTGATGCTTCCACGGGACTCTTTGGTATGCAGAGAAACCTTCTCCTGATTCACCTTGACCGTGTCAACGTCCTGCGTCTCCTTAATCTCCTTCATGTGGCCCTGGACCTGTGCCCGGAGCTCCTTTTCGCGCTTATTCAGTACAGCCATGTCTTTCCTCGCAGCAGCAAGCTGGTGCTTCAGGGAGAGCCATTCAGTCATGACGAGTTTAAACTCATCCATTTGTTAGTTAAAGCTGTTTATTTTTTAAGTACCATTCTCAAGTCAAGTTGTTCCGTGACTCCAAGTCGACTTGATCCCAACTCATAATGAGTTGATCTCTACTTCTCGTAGCTGTTCTCAATCTCAAACTTGGGGCGCATCGTGTCCGGAGGAATGGTGGACAGGTTAAAGATGCTCACTGCGTCGCGGGGGTTGGGTGGCTCGGAGCGGAAGTCGCGGTTGGCGTTACGCAGGTTGCCGCCGATCGTCTCGGGGAAACCAATCTGGGCACGGGGGTCCAGGAAGTTCTGGCCAGACAGGATGGCGTCTGGAGAAAACTGGCCGAAATCCTCGGTCGTCACCACCTCCTTGGGAATCAGACCCACGTTGGTGTTGTCGTACACGGGCATGTCGACCGTGCGCATCACGGCACCGCTGCCAACCTCGAACGGCGCTGGCTCATCAATCGAGTTAAAGGTGCCACCTGGAGCAGAGATGTGGCCACCACCCTGCATGATGCGGGGACCATCGCTTGCTGGATTGCTATCGAGGGGGGAGGCACCGACTGGGTCGCCGCCTGTCGGGATGTATCCGCTACGCTGAGGATAAAATACCATCATGGCAATCAGGAACAGAAGAATCAAAATCGCCAGACCTTTGCCGTCCATGTTATAATAGTATACGACTTTTTTTTTCAGTCCAGGTAATCGGTCGGGTCGTCCTCCTCCTCGCCCTCTGGCTCTGGCTCGTCCGTGAATTGAAACTCGACTGGGTATCTCGTCGTCTTTGGCTTTGGTGCCGGGCGCTGACGAACCTGGACGACGCGCCAAATGGGACCGAAGGAGCGCTTGAGAAACCAAAGCCCAGCCAGCTCAAAGAGGAAATCACACGCCCCTGAAATCTCTTCAATGGGATTCTTCTGAGCATCAAAGAACGTCGTCACCACACTCCCCTTGATGGAAGCCAGGGCAGCTGAAAGCTCACCATCGGCAGACAGACTCGCCTGATAAGCCGAACGAATCGTCTCGGCCGAGACATCCTTGCCGAACCACGCGAGCTTGCTCACCTCCGCCTGACTCAGAAGCTCGTTATCAATAGACTCGAACAAAGTTTTTGAGGGGATGCGAAGACTCACCTGACGCGTCTCTTTCGTCATAGTTCCATCAACCTGGACGTTGTTCACCTGGTGGAACACACGAGCATCACCCTTTGCTGAAACCTTCAGAAAGTAACGGCCGTCTGGAATCTTTACGGGAGTTCCGTACTCCATTGTACTGCTCAGAAAACAAACCTAAGCTCTAAGTAGATGGATCCAGCGGCGACGTGTCCGGCTGGATACTTTCCCATTCCAGGGGATTCGTCCAACTGTGCCACGTCGACGAGTTCAACAATCGTCTCTAAAACGTGCCCGACTGGATACACGCTTCAGACGAATGGGCTCTGTGGAACAGGAAACACGTACGTGACGACAGGTCCGACATACTGTGGACCACAGTACACGGGGAAGAATTGTAAACAAATGGCACAGGTGACTCCAGGTATCACAGTCGGCACGGGAACTGAATCGGGACCGAATATGATTTGTGCTTTCCAGGAGGGTGATGCGCAATTTCCGTGTGACCCAGGGTGTTGTACGGTTCCTACGGGCGGTGACGAAACGGCGGGCACCGGTACTGTAACGACGACGGGTGTGAGTAATTGGTTTCCAATCTGGGCAATTATCCTTTTGATCGTTCTGGGGACTATCATGATGGCTGTGTTAATCGCATTCTCTGTCAAAAAAATGTCCAAGAATAAGTAGAGATGAGTACCAGTAACGTACTCGCTGTTACAGACTACTTGACAGCGTACAAATTTGTAAAGGATACGCCGGTGTACGGTGGGTTCATGGTGTGGCACCTCATACTGTTCATGGTCCTCGGGCCCATGTTGACATGGCCGATGCTCACCCTTCTTTTGCTCGTATTTGGTACCCAGACCGCGAAACTAGTTAAAGACGTGAAGGGCTCAACAAGTATCAATGGCTGACACTACCACCATCACCCTGCAAACTGTTATCGATGAGATTAAGCTCCTGCGCAAGGACCTTCGTAAGGTGAAGAACCTGATTGAGGACCCTCTGGGTGAGAAGGCCAAGGCTCGCTCGACCAGCAACGGCTTCAACAAGCCCCTGGACATTTCCGAGGAGCTGCGCAAGTTTCTGAAGCTGGCTGCCGGTGAGCAGATTTCCCGCTCCCAGGTGACCAAGAAGGTGAACGAGTACGTGACTGAGAAGGGTCTGAAGCAGGGTCAGAACATTAACATGGATGCCTCTCTGAAGGCTATCCTGGACCCCCCTGCCGACGTGCAGGTGACGTTCCTGAACATCCAGAAGTACATTAACAAGCACTACATCAAGTCGGAGGCACCAGCCAAGCCCAAGAAGGCTGCCGCAGCAGCAGCCACTCCAGTAGCAGCAGAGACTGCCGCCGAGACGCCAAAGCCCGCAGCGGCGAAGCGTCCCACCGTGAAGAAGGCTTGAAACAGAGGATGTTGCCTTCTGGATATTTTTTTCCACTAAATAATAATGAACACAGTACTTGCTATCATCGCTTTGATGACAATACTGAATGCACGTACTGACGTGACTGTTATACACGGTAAGTACAACTTAACAGCGAAAGATAAACTCCTTTTGACGTTTCATCACTTTGTGATTCTCTTTATGATACTCGGCGTCTTTTTCAAGTCAAGGCGTCTTGTCAGGATTCACTTGGGTGTCGTCGTTGCCGCTTTAGTATGCTGGTTTATGTTTGGTAACAAATGTTTCTTGGCAAACTGGCAGCGAAACAGTATCAAGTACACGGATGAAGATCTTCAGATTATCCATAAATCACGCGGTACACAGATGTTTGAATTTTTTGGTATTGTTATACCGTTGCTCGCCATTGACGTTCTGAAATTAAAATCGTTGTAATTATCAGATGAATAAATTGCTGATTCTGTTCCTCATTCTCATTGCGCTCTTTTTCATCATGTCCACGAAGAAATCAGATCTGAGCCCGGAGGTGTCCAACGTTGGTCCTGGGTACATTCCGGCGTTCCAGGGACATCCCCAGATTGGTGTCAAGTCGTGAGGGGGACACGGAACTTTGTTCCCCCGGGGACACGGAGGAACTTTGTTCCCCCGGGGACTTAAAAACAAAAAGTGAACATAGTGTAATGGAAACCGTTGAAGCGCCAGAGCTCGTCGATGCCCCAAATATCGACCGCGTGGCGCTTGAACGTCTCGTAGGAACGAAAATCAATGATATCAAAATGTACCGCAGGTCTTTCACGCATAAATCAGCCCTCAAAAAGTACAAGGGTCTTGAAGGCTCGTACGAGACGCTGGAATTTATGGGTGATTCCGTTCTTGGATTTATCATTACGCGGTTTTTGTTTGAAAAGTTTCCAGAGGAGCAGGAGGGGTTTTT